GTAGAAGTAGCCTTGGGGTATGCTTCACGGATGAAGTTAACGTCTTTGTTAATCAAGAACGAATAGTTACCGTCTCCGTCAATAACCGCTAAAGAGTACGACCATAAGAAGTCCGAAGGAATATCTAGGTACGTGTTACTAGCTGTCACTGACCCAGTAACGTTTTTACGTAACGCAGGGATCTGAACCGTATTATAGATCTTCTGCTCGGCCTGTTCGGTAAACATAGCAAGCTGGGCATCTGTGAAAGTTGTCTCACAAATATCCTGAATATCTACTTTGAGCTGCGTGTAGTCCATGATTTAGCCCATTGGCCCTCGGCACATACGGCCTTTAGTCGCTGCGCCATACCCGCGCATCATAGTACCGGAAGTCTTAACGCCTTTCATGCTTGGCTTGGCACCATAAGACTGGACGCCTTTATTCTTTTGGACTTTGACTTCTTCCATCCCAAAAACATTTTTAGGGTTATACATCGTACTACTCCTATGTAGTCGTTACTGTAACTGTTCCTACTGACCCAGTAGATATTAAGTTGTTAGGAGTTAGCCCAAACGGATCATTACCGCCGCCTACTGGGTTCCAACCCCACTGTATATCTCTACTACTATACTCTCCTGATACGCCAAGACTTCTATCGGGCCTTGGATCTCTAATTGCTTGTGGGTCGTTTACCGGAAACTCCCCTAGTTTAAGTTGCGGCTGGTCTGGATTCCAGCACTCTTGACACGCTTTTATGTTCGTGTTCCTGCCCTTAACTACTAAATCTTTTAACGTCTTCAGTTTAAATTGGAAGCCGCACACATCGCACATGGCGATGGCTCTTTTGTCTGAAGCGAATTGGTTACCCATTTAGAACCTACCTGCACGAGGTACAAACCGCACGGGGGCTTTTTCCCTATCTTCTCCTGCAGCAAGCTCAAACTGTTCTTCGTATGCCGCTTTTAACATCGGTACTCTATCCATGAACTCAGGTACTTTCATGGCAATATGGTATGCCAGACCTGCTACTAAACATGGAAAGAACCGAAAGTTCATGTCGGCTGTCTCAATACCACTACCAGCATCTTGCACACGTCGCATACGCCAGTAAACAATCTGGTAGCTCTCAACATTGTCCGGTACAGGCCATACGGTGACCGCAGGGACTTGTTCCCAGTAAACGGGTATAGCGGTACCACCAACCGTGTGAGTCGCTGCTGTAGTGCCCTGTTGGCCCCTGAAGCAGTTCTGTAACACGTTACCCTCAATATACCCGTAGTTAATAATCTCGTTTTCGATCTTAACGAACCCTGCAGGGGGTAATCCCGCTACACCACTAAGCGTAATTGTCGTAGCAGTGCTGGTTGCAGTAGCCCCTAACGTTATACCGGTTGGGTAAGTCTGCCCACTATCTCTATGGATAACGACCTGTATGGGCCGTGATTGTGTAATTTTGTTAGGGATAGACGCGTAAGTACTGATGCTAATCCGGTTAAGGTTTAGATCCGACTGCGTGACCGAGTTGTGTGCACCCGTACGAACGCTCTGCTCTAGAAGGTCAATGGTGTCATCAGGGAGCGCGTAGGTTGCTTGGCCTTGCACTAAATCAAGAACACCCTGCTCAATCGTCCACATGTTAATGCCACGATTCTGCCACTCAATCGTCATCAGATTCATAGAACGACGGGCTGTCTGGAGATCATAACCAGACCGTAACTCACGCCCAGCGCGTTCCCACGCCTCTTCAGCGATGTCTGTAAAGGGCATATTGAATGCTGTACTTCCTGATGTAGCCATTATCCCCACCCGCTCTTAGCTTTTTGTTTGGCTTTTGCGGAAAGCTGGCCGTAGTGATACAACTTTTTAGAGGTGCTAGACATCGTTTTACCCGTCATAAGTTTGCCATCAGGGTGCTTGTGCATACCCCCTTTGTGCTCACGACCGTCTTGGTAATAATGTTTTACGCCTTTAGCCACTTTGTTTCTTCCTACGTAACGATGCTACACGTTTCGGTTTACCTGCTGGTTGCCCCAGTTTCTTTTTCTGAGCAACCCTACTCGTCTTCTCTGCTTTAGTCATCTCTGAAGACGTTTTAGGTGTCTTAGTGGATACCCGCTTTGTAGGTCTACAATACGGCGTATCACGCTTTTCACCCTTCTTCCTACCACAGGCTTTACCTGTACGTACATCTTTCCAGTCTTCTTTAAACCAACGCTTTAACGATGCGCCTTTTTCGGTCTTTCTAACTGCCACTCTTGTTACCCCAGTTCTTAGCGCCTTTCTTGCGACACTTCGCAATAGCACCTGAAGCATAGGCGGAAGGGAAGACCTTGTAGCGAGACTTAACCTTGCTATAGCACGCGTCTTTAACCGAACCGCCTTTTTTATAGTAACAGCGCATTAGCTACCTTTCATCGTTACCATTTTAGCAGCACGGGTGCCTTTGGTAGCGCAACCAGCACCACGGACTTTGCCACCAGCCTTATAAATCTTACCACCAGCTTTTCTGCCACCGCCGCCTCTACGAGCAGCACTTCGGGCTTGTCGCATTGCTTGCCGCTGTTGTGCAGGGGTAGGATCGTTGATACGTCGTGGAGGCATACTCCCTTCTTCGGGCATAGGCAGACCAGTAGGCGGGTCAATTAATTCTTGTTGACGCATACCACCCGTAACACCAGCGCGTGGGTTAGCCATACCAGCAGGCATAGGGCCACCGCGTTGGAATTTCATGGCCTTGTCGCCAGCAAACTTACGCTTACCCATTGACTTCTCCATACCTTCGCTCTCGTCACGACGGGCTTTCATATCTTGTTTCTTTTTACCGTTTTTAGCGCCCATAGAATCATCTAGACGAGCGTTATAGCCTTGCGACATTCCACCGGCTTGGTATTTCTTCATTCCTTTCATCTTATCAGCCTTTTCATAGTCTTTGCCTACTGACTGGGGTACCCCAGTTTCTGCAGCAAATTTAGGGTTATTGGCTACTGCAGCCATAAAATCTTGTTGTTTCTTGCTTTTGCTAGGCATTACCATTTCGCCTTATCAGCCCAGTATGCAGCGGAACTCTTACCTTTGGCAATATTCTTAGCGTGTCTGGACTTAAAGGATTTACGTTTAGCCTTCATACGCGCAGATTCACCCTTCTTAGGTTTACCTGCGGTACTAGCACCCTGCTCACCAAACCGAATAATCTTTTCTTTGCCGCCCTCACACGCCTTCACGACATGTGATTTTTTAGGGTGACTAGGAGTTCGGCGCGGCTTGTTACAGGCCATGCTTTTTTTATCTACTTGACCGCCTGCTTTATAATAGGCACGCATCTGCGTTACCGGTAAAAGACAGTCGCTGCTGTACAAGCAGTAAAAGTAGCGATAAAAACGTCGTCAGGACATCGGATGCCGTCGTCAGGGATGTTGACCGAATGCGTAGAACTCGCACTAAAGTCCAGATCTAGTACCGTTTGCCCACCATCACCGTTTTCAATAGTGAGGCGGGGCGAGCCAGTAGTAGTCAGAACTTGAATCTGCGTAATACGCGCAGGGCCAACACCTAATGAGCCGGTTCCTGTAATCCGTTTTGATTGGATATCAGAACTAGACATATCGTACTCCTTTAGGATGCAGCAATAGTACCGCCAGTATCTGAACGTTTCCAGTCAGTACCGTTAGAGAACGCAAGGATAGCAGCACCGGCAGCACCGTTAGAGGTGTAGATTAGCGCGCCAGCGCCAGCATCAGATGCTGAAGGGGCACTTGCTACAGTATAAGTAGGAACTACGATAGTGCCCACAAAACCATTGGTTGAGGTAACGGGGCCAGAGAAAGTTGTATTAGCCATTAAAGACTCCTTACATGCAAGTTGGGTAAATCTGTCTGCATGTCGTCAGTCGGGTCTGTCAGATTTACCGGGTTATCCCGATAGCAAGTAATCTAGCACTTGTTTTTATGTTTGGCAACACCATAAAAAAGAAAGGGGCAACAAGTGCCCCCCCCTTTCTATACCAGCATTATGCGCCGGGTGAACCATAAATCCCAAGGGGATCAGATACACCAAACGAGTAACGCTCACGAG